TCATACGCTCCAAGCAAACCAATCAACACGGACATCGCTAGCTGTTAACCCACCGTATCGATGCAGTATCATATTTGACGTTGTTGTATACGCGTTAATGCTTGCGGTAAATAGTTGCGTAGATGATACGGAGTTTTTGGCTTGATTAATTGCTGTTATAACGCTTGGAATTTTGGAAAATTTAACTGGGAATGTAACAGGTTGGCCATCGTCAGGGAAGGCAGGAGCATTAATAACTCCCCACTGCAGAATTAAGCCGTTGCTGAATTTCACATAGCCGTTCTGCTCTAACAGGGCTGCTATGATATATGCCCCATCATCTTTTAATAACGCTAAATCGTTATCAGCAATGAGGTCTTTAAATTGATTGTATAATGATTCTGATGGAAAGACGTGTATCTTTCCGAGATTTGTTGTTGACTGTGCCATTTTGTACCTCCTTAAATCGTTACGTCAACGGCATGGGTGTTGATTTCGTCCGACCACTCGATTGTCGCGTCTTTTACATTGCGTCCGTATATCGTGTAGGTTTCGCCCGGCGTGACACCGACGTATTTTTCAAATGTGCTACTGCCGTACGCCAGATACGCTATCTCAACGTCGCCATGCAGTATCGCCTCTCCATTCGTACCGACGTAACCTGCTTTTATTCTTGTGCTGGAGCGGTATTTCGAACCGGTCATCTTGACAACGGTTACAACCGGCGAAACGACCAACGTATACGGCTTTTTGGCGTAGCTGCTGGTGCTGATAAACGCCCACTCGCTTACGGTTACACTGCCAGCGGTGACGTGCTCTTCCAGCGCCACGGTATACGAGGCATTGGCTACATAGGTAACATCAACGTCAGCGGTGTATGTGGTGCTGTAGACAATATGGAGCTTTGCGGACAGCCCCATGTCGCCGGTCAGGATAACCTGCCCGGCCGGCCCGGTGGCCATGTTCGTGCCGTTAATGTTGACGGTCTGGCCGCTCAGCGGAGTGCCGTCCGGGAGCGTAATTATCAGCTTTATGCTGACGGCGCGGTATATCTGAGCGGTGTACAATTTTGCTGTTCTGGCTGCCTTGTATGCAGCACCCTTGACCATTATCTTATATCGCATATCCGCCACCTCACGAGTACATCACGAGTTTGGTTTTGGCGCTGTCCAGGTCAACCTCTTTCCATGTGCCGTCAGCGCACAGATATCTGATGTTGCTACCTGCAGCAGGAGCGGGTACAAGGCCGCCGGTGCCGTTGACCGTAGTCGTCGCCCCCTTAACGGTAGTGATGACCGCCCATGTGCCATCGCTGCGCAGATAACGCGTGTTGCTACATGCAGCAGGAGCGGGTACAAGGCCACCGGTGCCAGCTTTGGCGCTTGTCGCCCCGGTAAGGTCGGGTACAACAGCCCATGTGCCGTCAGCCTGCAGAAAGCGGTTTTTTGTCACTCCCGCTGCCGGAGCAGGGACCAAACCGTGTACGCCTGGCTTTTCCGCGGTCGCGCCGGTCATGTCTTTAAGGTCAGCTACGGCGTCAGTGACATAATTATTTACATAGGTTATGGTGGCCATGGCCGATGTATTAACCAGCGCGGTAACGTTAGCCGCGTTGGCGAAAGTCAACGCTACGCCGATTTCCTGGCTGATTACTGCCGATGTCCCTTTTGCCGGGATAAAATCAGGCTCAGAGTCACTTGCCACAGCGTACAGGATCTCACCATCGTCCGGATCAGTAGCATACACGCCGAACTCGCGCAGATAATAGCCCGTGGCGACATTGCTGTTGTCGGTCACGGCCGTGATTATACATGCATGGCTGTCCTCTGCGTATGACACGCTTGCGATGGGCAGTGTCTGCACCGGAGTGATAAGCTTGGTGAGGTCCTCCAGGCTCTGCCCGCTGCTGAGCGTGCCGCTGCCCAGCCTACACTTTGTCAGCTGCATCTTACTTCCGGCATCGACCTTGGCCTGCAGCTTTAGCCCCTGCTTGGTCAATACCGGCTTGCCCCAATTTGACATTGGTTGTACCTCCGTTTACTCAATCTCGACATCGCCACCGATATACACGGTGACACCGTCGGATAAATTACTTGTCTCATAGTATGGTATCTCTTTGACGCGGATATCATCTCTGAGGCGTTTGTCTTTTGTTGCGAGATAGCTATCCTTAAACGGCTTAGACACGGCCTCATAGGAGCCTGTATACTCATCCTCCGGCGCGTATTCGGTGACCTTTTTTATCCCGCAGCCGATAACGCCGCGCAGCTCCCTGGTACTCTCCAGGCGGCCGACAAGCCCTGCCCTTTGGATAACGTGGCCTTTTAACTCGCCGCAGCGCATATCAGGTCACCCCTTTGGCCAGGATAAAATCGGAGGGCGGGATTACCGTGTAGACGTTTTTGTCCGACAAGGTAACCTGCACGTCATAACAATATTTGCCGCAAGGCAGCTCTGCTGTATCGGCCGGCTTAAAATCAAACTGCTGACCCTCAACGATAACCATCTGCAGCACGGCAGCCTCACTGTCTATGTCCTGCTTTATGGTCAGCACCGCCCTGTCAGCCTCAGACAGCGGGACAACCTTGTTCTGAGCATCGTACAATTTGAGCTTAAGCGTCGCGCTATCGCCCTTTGTCAGGGTTATCCTGTTTTTGTGTGGCCCGTCATACTCAATGCATAGCATATCCGCTCACCTCCATCTTACATCCGGAAAAATATTTTTTTATGCTGGCAGACAGCGCCGGCAACACAAACCGTACCTTTTGGGCGGTAGCAAAACACCAGTCTGTCCAGCCAGCTCCTGGTATTCTTGGCGCTGTTAACCGCCTTGACCATCTCTGCCATCGCAGTCTCGTCCGGGATTGATTCCTGCACCATACGGACACGGAAATGGTATGGCTCGCCGCCATACTCGTACCACTCAACCACCTCGGCTGTATCAAAGGCGGCTGAGCAGACTTCTTCGACCGCCGCCGGCGTGCCATTATAGCGGTGATGCGCAATGGCCTTACGCACAAGCTCACGTTTTTTTGTGATATCGGCAGCCACGTCGTAAAAATCAACGTGATACTGCCACGCAAGTTCATCGACGATTTCTTCCGGCAGCTTTTTGAGGCGCGGCAGGATTAGGACAAGCTCAGCCTGCTCACCCAACTGCGCCAACCTGCCGGAGATGGCCTGCACGATATCCTTGACCGTCGCATCGCCGCTGATGGAGCTTGGTAGGATGCGTTGTAGGGCATTATCCTTAAGCTCAAGCATCCTCTATCCCTCCCAGCGTCACTGTCTTTGTGCTGCAGATTGCCACTTGGGTATCAGTCGTCACCTTAAACACAGGGGCGGTCACGGCCACGCGTTTTGCACCTGCAGCCATCACCCTCACGATAAGCTCAGAGGGATTGATGTCGCGCCCCAGCTTTGACTTTTGCCACAGGACGTAATTGTCGACGGCCGCATTGACAGCGTTTTGGATTGCCGTTGCCTGCGTCTTGTTGTCGCTGGCGATGTAGTAGGTCAAGTTGATCGTATAGTCAACCTTTTCGGGCGCCAGCACGCTGATGTTATCAGTCAGCGGCCGCACCTTTTTATCGTCCAGGGTAGCCTTGACCTGCTGCAGCATCTCATCACCAGGCAGTTCCCCGCCAGCCAGCAGCGGCCTTACCTCCACCTTGCCTGCTTCAGGCGACCAAACAGTGACGTCAGCAATCTTTGTTGACGCCCTTTTGGCATGGTAGATATAAGCACCCTCGGGACCGGCCGTGCTAAAGTTTTCCGGCGCAAGACGGATATCCTCGCGGTAGCTGTCATCAGCCTGGACCTCAGCGCCGCCCTCAGACGTGGTGATGTTGGCCACGCTATCCACATACGGCACCGGGTCAACCAACGTCTTGAGCTGGCCAGCTACATAGCCGTTACCCAGCTCGCCTTTGGTCAGGCAGGTTGCACTGCCGTCAGCACTGGTTGCACCCGCATCAATAACCAGCGGGGCATCTAATGCAAAAAACACATTATCGCCTGCAGTAAAACGTGTGCCTGCAGGGATGATTGTTGCTGTCTGCAGCTTAACAGACAGCCTGATGCGCATGGTAGTCACGGCAGCCTTTGCCGGGATACGCTCAACGCCTACCAGCGCGCCCAGATTGTCCAGATTGTCACCGGTAGCGTATCTGAGCAGGTTCTGCTTGCCGGTCTCGTTGATTTTGTTGAGCAGCAGCACGATGAGCGCCGCGATCGTCAGCAGAAACAGCCTTACCGGGTCGCCTTTGGCCAGCGTCCTGCCGGTAATGGCCTCGTATCTGCCAATTACATAGCTCTCAACCTCATCGGCATCAGCATCAACAAACACGATATCGGCCAGGTTATCTAAATTACTCGTTGTCATCTTTTATCCTCACCTGCACTTTCGGGGCCAGCACGCTATCGTCCGTGCCGGTAAAACTGATTGATGTTATCTCCACACGCGGCTCATATTTTTTGATGGCCGTAATCATCTCAGACTGCAGTTTTGCCTGCGCTACATTGATCGGCAGGTCAAGCATATCGGCGTTAATGCCAAAATCGCGGTCAAGCGGCACGCTGTATTTAGTCGTTGTGATGATCGTGCGGATGTTCTGCAGGATTTCGGCGGTCTCTGATGCCGGGGCAAAATCAATGCCCTGCACCGGCATGGCCAAAACATCATATGTCATAGCAGGCCACCTCCCGCATACTCTTTGAGGGTTACGTTGACTTTGACGCTTAATATGCTCCCGGCCTTGCCCCAAAAACTCACTGACTCGTCAATGCTCTCAAGCACCCACATATTATTGGTCACCATGTTACCGCCGATGACCAGCGGAAAAACCTTGCCATTATCACGCAGCCTGCGCAGCTTTTTAAGCTCGCGGGCAGGACTGACGCCCTGATCCGCACGCAGCTGCATGGTAAAGCTGATTTTTTCCACGTCAGGCCCCAAATATTCCAGCACCGGTTTATCGCCGATGATGTCATGCTGGGCCCAACGGCCACCGGAGCCGCGGCTATAATCATCAAATGTGCGGATATACCTGCTCGATACAACAAACGGGATATCCGCCATAAAACCTACAAGCATTGTATCAGCCTCCTATAATCACATCACCGCTGCCTGCTGCCACGCTGCCGCCACAGCTCACGGGGTCACCGATGCGCCCTGCAGCCTTGCCGTTGATGTATACGGAGCTGCTGCCGCTGGCGATGACACCGCTGTGTGTCGGGTGGGCTACGCAGCCATGAGGCGCATAGCTGTCGCCTACACGCCCAGCGCCGTTGCCGTTGATGATAACATCAGCGCTTGCGCTCACCAGAGCTGTCGGAGCGCAGGCATCATGGCCGGTATCGTTATCGCCTAATCTTGTTGCTTTTGGCATGGTAATCACCTCTAATTAAGCTCAATCGTAGCGCCCTTGAGCACGAGCTTGCCTTTGGCATTAATCTCGATATTACCATTGTCATACCGGATAAAGCTGCCATCAGCAAACGTAATACTGCGTACGGCCGCATCACTCTCAACAGGTTTGTCAACGGAGCTGTAAAAAGCGCCGATGATAAATCCGCTGCCGATGCCGCAGCCGCTGGCATTTGGCTGGAAAATGCACAGGACCTGCGTCCCGACCTCTGGTATCCAGTAAGCGCGCGTCTGGCTGCTGCCGATAGTAATTATGGGCAGCTCAGCGCTGACAAGGTCGTCCTTATCATCAAACACAACGCGCGCGCTGCAGGCAGCCCCGTTGATGGCCGATATAGTGCCGATACGGATAAGGTTTTTGATTTTGTTAATATCCATCCAAACACCTCCGCACATCAATGCGTGTTGTATAGCCGCTGCCTATATCATGTTGCGCCTTGATGATGATGTATTTGCCGTCAAACACGCCGAAACCGCTCAACATGATGTTGACGGCCGCGGCCAGCTCGGGATAACCGACAAATGTAAACGTACCGGATATCTCAGCGCTGTTTTTCTCGCGCAGCTTCTTTTTGGCCAGCCGTTCCGCGTCTGCAATGCTGGTAACCTGCTCGTTGACCTCGAGAGTCTTGCCAGTTGTTTTACCTGGAGCCGCAAAAGTAGCCTCAATTTTCTGCTTGTCTTTACCCTCCTGGTATTTGACATGGCAGGCCTTATATACATCACGGACTTTGCTACTTAGGCTGTAGCTCATAAGCAGGTCAAGCGATTTAAGGCCGGCATCTGCAGCAATCGTGCCCGGTTTAGGCAACTGAGCGACGGCATCTGCAGCCTCATAATCCGCCTCATCAAAAATGACAAGCTGATTGTTACATATCTTGAGCGCAAAGCCGTGGTCAGCGCAGAGCTGATACAAAAATGATAAATCGGACTGCTCCGACTGCTCTGCTCTGTCTATGACGGGGTTATAATCCTTGACGTCATAATACAGCTCAAGTCCTGCGCCGCCAGCAATATCGTTGGCGATACCCTTAAGCTCTGCCTTTTCCCAGCTGCGTGTACGCTCAACTCCACGCAGATTATTGTTGTCAGGCACGCTTATCGCCTTGATTTGCACCTCGCTAGGCATTCCGCTTGATGTTATCTCGTCAATCTCAAACAGACCGAAACGCACGACCTGCTCAGCACCTGCATTGATGTGCCTGATGCTCACGTCAAGCGTCGCGCCCTTTTTCGGCATCCATGCTGATTGCCACAAACCAGCTTTATCCTCCAGCGTAAGCTGCAGGTCGTCAGCCTCGCCCGACATATTGTCGGTATAGCTTACTGATTTGAGATATTGCTGCAGGTCAGCGCTGATATCCTTGCCGTTGTAACTCACCATTACAAGGCAACGTCTTGCGTCCATCATCTCAGCGCCTCCATGGCGGCAGCATCGATGTTACCGGAGCGGTATACTCCGGCGCATCCAGCTCAACGCCTGCCGGGAAGACCACCATATCAGCATAGCGCTGATTTGCTTCCAGCAGGACGTTTAGCGATGCTTCGTCATTATACAAGCGCTTGGCAATCAAGTCCCACATGTCGCCCTGAGTAGTTGTGTAAGTCTTACGCATAGCTTACCCTCCTCTGTTGGTTCTGCAAGTCCTGCAGCATCTTCTTAAACTTTGCCATCTCCAACTCCAACACCTCGCGGATTTTACCTTCGTCGCCACCGCCTTGAATTGTAATGTTTGGTGCAAACGTAGCAGTAATATTGCCACCGCCGCCCAACGGATTACCCATAATGCGGTTTGTTTCTGCCAACAGGCCGATATTACGCGCATTTGGCGTATGCGGAATAGCGGACTCGCCGCTGTCCTCAGCAAAGGTTGTCAGGAACGCGCCCTTGCCGTAGATACCTCCAGAAGCGTTGTGTGCAACGTCACTACCACTGCTTCCTTGAGCAGTTATATTGACCTTGCCGAAGATTGGCTTAGAGATAAAATCGCTGATGGCCTGCCATTTTTCCTGTACCCAAGAGAATGCATCAGAAAACTTGTCTTTTATACCATTAACAAACTGCTGTATTGCTAAAGAAGGATTGTCCCACAATGTTATAAACCACTGCTTGACGATGTCCCAGTTGGCAATAAGCGCAGTTCCAGCAGCAATCGCCCAGCCGATTGGACCTGTAATAAACATAATCGTTCTAGCTGTCGGACTGTCCCAAAGGTTGACAAAAAACTGTTTGATTGCATCCCAATGAGTGTAAAGCGCATAACCGACAGCTATAATGGCAGTAACACCAGCTATAAACAAACCTATTGGGCAAGCATACATTGCAGCATTCATTGCCCATTGTGCGGCAGTCGACAATATTGTGCAAGCTTTAAAGGCTTTCGATACAGCATTGCAGGCAATAGAGGCAGTTTTATAAGCATTAACCACAACAGCACCCGCACTTACAGCAGCCACAAATCCAGTCAATGCCACGCCAACCACTCCCATGCCTATAGCAACGTTTGTCAACGTTTCGCTTCCAGCAAGCCACCCGAAGAACTTAGCCCCAGCTTCAGCTGCTGTTGCCATTGCAGGCAAAAAAGCTGTTCCGATAGAAATTTGCGTAGACTCTAAGGCAGAATTAAATCTTGTCATAGCGCCTTGTGCATTATCTTGCATCTTTTTTGCTAAGCTATCGGCTGCGCCAGTAGAATTTTCGAGTTCAGTTACCAGTTTTTCAAAAGTTCCATCGCCGCTATTAAGCACGGCAAGCCATCCTGTTGCCGCTTCCTGGCCAAATATAGCTTTCATAGCTGCCAGCTTTTCTTCCCTACCTAAATCTTTAGTTTTGTTTCTTAACTCAACAAGAATAGTTGACATTTTCTTCGGCCCACTAGTATCGCTCATGTTTATGCCAAGGCTCGCCATTGCTAGAGCTGCCTCTTTTTGTTCAGCTGTAATATCATTCATAGACATTCCAAGCTGTTCCATTGCCTTTTGCGCCATCTTTGGGGGTCCTGCCAAGCGTAAAAAGCCTGCACGCAACGATGTACCGGCTTGACTTGCCTTAATACCGCTATTAGCCATCAAACCAGCTAAAGCAGCAGTCTCTTCCATGGATGCTCCAAAAGCTTCAGCTACCGGAGCAGCATATTTCATAGTGTCGCCAAGCATCTCTACATTTGTGTTTGTCCTAGTAATTACCGTCGCATAAACATCTGCCATGTGTCCAGCTTTTTCAGCAGATAAGCCGAATGCAGTAAGATTGTCCGAAACTATATCGGCGGTGCGTGGCAAATCTGTTCCACCAGCCGCCGCTAAACTCAACAAACCAGGCATACCAGCCATAATCTGCTTCGCATCCCATCCAGCCATACCCAAATAGCTCATTGCTTCAGCTGACTGGGTAGCGGTAAATTGCGTTGTCTCGCCTAGCTCTCTAGCTTTTTTTGTTAGCAGTTCAAATTCGGTACCATTAGCGCGTGAAATAGCACCCACCTTCGCCATTGCCGCTTCAAAGACTGCTGCTGTTTTTGTTGCCGACACAAAAGGAGAAGCAATACTAGTCATAGCCCCAAAACTACTGTTAAAAACCTCAAGACTTCCTTTTGTTTTTGCTAGCCTAGCACTAAAAACTCCCAGTGATTGCAAAGCCAGATTGCGTTTAAATGTTTGTGCTGCTATAGTGCCATCTTTATAGGCATCAGTAAGACTATTCAAGACTTTTTTGTTTTTTTCAGTTGCAGCATTTGTCTCGGAAAAGGTTTTAAGGACATTAGAAAAAGTATTGCCAAAGCTCCCTTTGAGTTGAGCTCCAATAAGAAATGCCATGCTAAACTCTTTTTTTGCCATCTTGTCCCTCCTCCCCTTTGATGATATAATTTACATAGAAGGTGATTGTTATGAAATTTGATATTCTAGTAATTTTATTTTATATATTCTTTTGTGGCATGGGTGCCTGGATTGGTGCAGCTGTTGGGTTAAGCTCAGCCGCTATAGTATGTTATGCTTTAGGCATAGCTGAAGCAAACATTGCTTTTATTGTTTGGCCATGCGTATTGTTTTTTGGTCTACTAGGCTTATTTATAGGCTTAGGACCAGCCTACGCAGTCCACCTTATCTATCAATTTATATTCGACCATTTGTTGCCAACGCTTTTTACCGTTGACTTTCACAAAGAGCAGAAACAAGATTAAGCCATTCGAGAAACTCAATCAATGGTTCATTAATAAAAAACTCAATATCTGTATTGGTATTTATAGAGCAGCCTATGGCTGCTCTTCTTATTTGCTGTCCTTCACTGAATCCTGTGCGAATAAAAAAGTGTTCACCTTGCTCAGAGCCTGAACAAATTCCGCCACAGGTAATTCTTCAATATCCTCAACTGGAACCTTTAACGCATTCGCTAACAAAATAGTTTGAAACTGGCCAGATAGAACAATGGAAGCTGTTTGATCTCCCATCTGACGCGCTTGTCGTTCAGCATTCAGAAAATCTTTGCCAGTAACATTTTGCAACACATTGTCTACATTTTTTAAGTCAATCATCTTTCATTCCTCCAAACTTTTATAATTTAGCCCCCAGCGTGCAGCCGGAGGCTTTTTTTATTTTATACCATGCCTAAGGCTTCGCGAACGTCAGCCATATAATCAACGCCACCAATGTTGCAGATGTAGTTGAACTTATCCAGCTCCAGAACAGTTTCACCATCAATGGTAACTTTTAGGTAAGCTGTTTCAATTGTGTTCGCAGTGCCTGTAGTCGCACCAACATCCAGCTTGCCCAACTCCGTTTTCTTCGGTACACCGCGCACAACGCATTTTACGTTACCAACCTTGTATTTACCGCTGGCACTGTCATAAATCTGCTGCGCGCCGCGCAGATCAAGATTTACGCCAGTCTGCATAGCCAACATGATATTGCGCTTCTCCAATGTGCGCCAGTTCAATACTGTTTCCATACTACCGAAATGCCCCAGCACCGGGCTATCAAACTCGCCTGCAATACCTGCACCTTTAACAGTTTCGGTCATAGCATCTAACGATGGAAGCTGCACGTCAGCAATACCCACCAAATCGTTACCATCTTGGTAAACTTTAAAGTTAATCAATTTCTCAGGTACATTTGCCATCTATCTCACCTCCCAATTAACTGAACAGCGTTTCAAAATACGCAGGATCATATTCAAGCACGTTTTCAATTTCACGCGCAGGGGCAGGCGGCGTAAGATAGGTGTGGAATTTAATGATGCCGTCCATAAGATTGGTAACGGGATTTTCATCATCACGAAATTCAACACGCCCGCCCAAAATGACACCTTGTCCGGTAAGACCGTTTAAACGCATATTTTCGCTATCCAAAACTGTTTGAATCAAGCGTTTGTTAATAGGCTTATCTACCTTTGCCCAATAAGTTTGAATGAAAGTCTGCGCATGCCAGTTAAACATTCTGCGAATACAGATAAAGGCGTCCTTCGGATCAGTTTTAGACGGATAGCAGGCAGTTCTGTTTCCCCAGCATTTCCAACCGCCAATGAAATTCAAAGCAGTGACTACGCCTTGGCCGTTAAGATACCCGGCTTCATCAGGTCCTAACACTACTTCAGTACCATCTTTCAAGCAGCAGCCATTAATCTGCATGCTTTTATTGGACGGAGATTCGTAAGGGATGTCATCGTTAGCGCTGTCAATCTGGGCCATAACGCCAAGTACATGCGTGGACATATGATAAACATCATCGCCCATCTTAACCATAGGCCAGCAGACTACTTGAGAAGTATCGTTATAGCTGTTCTGGTTCATCCACGCCTTGACATCAGTATATTTTTTTACTGCGTCGGTCGGTACGTCATTGAGAGTAATCGCCTTGAAATGGCTGTTAATATTGCCGGCTTTAGCTTTCATTACGGCGGCCACGGTAGGCTCATGACTCCAGCCCGGTACCAGCACGATGCCCGGCACAAGACCAGTCAGCGGAAATACCTTGTTAAGGCATTCCAGGCCCTTAACAGATCCGTCGCTTACACTGATTCCGCCAATGATATCGTCTTCGTTGACAGCGGTCGGGTCCAATTCGTCATAAGCAAGAATCAGGCTGCTTGCTGCAGATGCGGTGCCGTCATCCAACAAGGTGATTACAAGGGCGCCGTCATCATCGTAGGCAGCCTCATAGTCTTTGCCAGCTACCAGCACGGAGCCAACAGCAGAAGCCTTGATTTTAAGGGTGTCGAGCAGCACCGGTGCGTCTAAGGTTGCGACTTTGTCAGCAATATCAACGCTTTTGTCGGTAACGCTCTTTTTGTGGGTTTTGGGGTCCAGTACGTTGACAAAAACGACCGGACCACGATTGTACAACGCAAATTGGCTGTACATTACCTCACATAAGGTATATTTTGCCCAATCCTTGCTAAAACCAAGCTGCTGCACAGCCTCAGCATAGCTGTAGCACAGGACCGGCTTATTAGTAGCAGCGCGGTCGGTGGCCAGATGTACCGGGGCGGTACCAAAGACCACAGGCAGGCCCGCGGTGGTATTTACCGCCGGTACAATACTGGTAGGCACTTCCTGTGTATAGACACCATGTTTATAGGCCATTGCTTACACCTCCAATGCTTCTTTGTAGTATTTGTAGAGCGGCGTGCCGGGCTGTTCGGTCTGCGCCATCGCCGCATTCAGCTCTGCCACAGGCACAAATAAGCGCTTCAGCGCAGGCATTGCCGCAAACTCTTCATCAAGATGCGTCGGCAAACCGCCAATAAAAACCTGATATTGCAGTAATCTGCCACGGCTCAGGTTCGGGCCTACATAAATCAGCTTTTCACTTGCTGATTTTTGATTTTTAATAGCCATAATAAATGTCCTCCTCATATGGTTGACCGATAGTATAAGTTGCCGTAATTTTACCTTGCCACTGTGGCGCGGGCTGTGCTTCCGGAACTTCCAGCTTCAACGGTAGCTGCAGGCGGTGCCTATGCGCTACCAGACGATGCTTCAGAAGATGCTGGCGCACGTGCTCCATAAGATTATAGAGACTGCGCCAGTCATCCGCATCGCTGTTGTCATAGATGCCGAAGCCAAATTCTACCGTTGCGGTGCTCATATCGCCGTCCGCAGTATCCTGCGCCCCAGTAACAAGAGCATAGATAAACGACGCCTGTTCATCAGCATTCATGCGTGCCGGCGGAAAGCCTGCATACACTTTAATCTCACGCTGGCCAGAGGGCTGCTGCGTGCTATAGTCGGTAACTGCCGGGCGCAAAAACTCAGCCAGATTATCCATTAATTCAACTGTAGTCATACAAGCTCCTTACTTCATTTTTGAAAAACGATTATACACTTCACTTAAAAAATGTCGATTCAGAACATTTTCTGCAAAAGGTGTTAGCCTGTTGATAGTATTTTCATTTCCCATCATTGATGGTATAGATGGACCATGTAGTACGGTTAACGGGTATCTGCTCTTACCAAGCCTTTTGAACGGAAAAGGTCCATTCCCAGCTCGTGTAGCCTGCAAAAACAAACCTTTTATAGGCTTCGGATTACTGCTACGTAATACCCTGACACGAATTGGACCTTTTTTGCTTTTCCGTACATCAAACCGAGTCAAAGTTGCCGGTCTGCCCGTACTCATAACAACACCAGTAAGCCGAGAAAGCGTTGCCTTGCGTATTTCCACTTTTTTCTTCACAACAGCGCTAGAAATAACATATCGTTCTCTTACCAACCTCGCAACTTTCGTCTTGATTTGTTTGGTAGATTTATTGATTGAGCTTTTTATGGCTCTTTTTATCTCCTTCGGAGCACCGCCAAACAGCTGCTGTGCATATTCCATGTTTTTAGCATCAATACTAATCATCGGTCATTCGCCACCAACTGAATGGTTAAAAGTCCCATATCATCGCTCACACTTTCAACCTCATACATTTTTTCGTCCAGGTAAAAACGCATGCCATACACCGGCACCTCCGGTAAATCAGCCTTCAGACAGTTAACCTGCAGCTGACTGCCATAAAGGCCGGGATAATAGTCATCCTTACCAGCTTGGATAGAAAGCGACTGCGCCACGGAGATATCCTGTACAATCGCCTTGCACTCCGTACCGTTCAGATCATGCAGCTCCGCAAACTCCATATCATTGAGAAAGACAGCCGCATTATCTGCGGCTATCTGCTCTTTAAAGCTCAGCGCTTTCATTGTACGGTAGCAGCTTCATCTACCGCCGGCAGCGCGTCTTCATCATCACACGCAGGCTGCTTTTTGCTCTTTTTGCCAGAAGCAGGCTTTTCAGCCTCAGTTTTGCTAATGATTTCAAACTCTTCTGGAGCAGTGGTTTCTGCCTCAGGCTCGCCAATGATTTCAAACTCTTCCGGAGCATCATCATGCCGCTTTTGAGCAACGTCATCTGGCAGCTCGGCAACACTGCCAGCTGCATAAACTACGTTATTATGACGCAGAGAGAATTTCTTAACGAGGATATACATAAGCTACCTCCTTATTTAACCTTGATAACATACCAGTCATCTACGGATTCAGGAACGACAAGGCAACGGCTCTGCATTGCAATAGAGCAGTAGTCATTCTCGATGTTCATGGTAACCTTAGGCACATAACGCCCTTCATAGGTGTGGAACTGCTTATCTTCCTCCATCTGGGTAACGGCGCCATACAAGCGCTTGCCACGACCAGCAACACCAATAATAACATAATCATCAGGCAGGTACGGAGTAAATACGCCTTCGTTATTGATGTATCCGCCCTCGTAGGTGTACATTTCCAGTCCTAAAGCGCCCAGCATACCGAAGCGCATAACTTCAGGGCTTTGAATCTTAGGTGCGAAGGACATCAGCGCCGCATTGTCGCGGGACGGAATCAGCAGCTTGTCATAAATGCTTTTGTTGTTCAACAGCAGGTTGCTGGTAGCCTCGGAGCACATCATAATAGTCGGAGTCAGGCCGGCATTGCGGCGAATGGTTTTGGAAGCATCCTGCAGGTTACCATAAGCATCAGAGGTGTCCTTATCCCAGGTATCGGTACCGGACAAGGTTTGCTTTTGAGTAAAGTTAAAAGAGATGGTATCAATCTTTTGGGTTTTGCCATCATCAGCATAACCGTTAATGGTGTAGCTGCCATCAATCAGCAGCTTTGCAGCCATATATTCCTCAGTGCGGGTGCACATATCGGTCAATTCCTTGATATCCTCAGCGCGATATTCTTCAGCGCGCTGTTGGGGAGTACGACCGCTATACACGCTTTCACCTGCCAGACGCTTTTGCAGCTGCTCAGCGGTCAGTACGCGCTTAGGCTTCATCAGCGGAGCCTTGTAGGATTTGGTTTCAAAGCCATCACGCTGCATATTAACACCTTGAGAACCCGGAACAACAAAGGGTGCCATGGAGCGACCGCCTTTTTTGAAATCCACATCCAGATATTCAGAGCTATAGGTAATAGCGTTCGGGAAAAAGGTGTTTACTAACAAAGGATTGGGCGGATATGCACGATTGATTACGCCCAGCAAAGAACGGGTAGAATTGATATCAAATGCCATAATTTATTCCTCCTTATTGCAGATGAGTCAGGTAGATGCCAACAGCACGCAGCTCTTCCTCGTGTGCCTCCACAGAGTCAGATTTAGCGCCAACAGACATTTCCTCTGCATTAAAAATGCCGCGAATATAAACAGTAGCAACTACATCGCCGGTGCCAACAACAACATCTTCTGCCAGCACAGCGTTTGCTACCTTCAGCGCCGGAGTTGCGGATGCAGCATCAACAATCTGGTATTTGCCTTCACTGACAGCCAGCACAGCGCCTCTTTTAAGCGCCTTTTCAGCACTCAGACCTTTAAGGGTAATGTTTTTGGTAAGAGCAGCCACAGCGGTGCCGCCAATAAGCTGGTCCACATTGCTTTTTTCACTGGTTACATATGCCATTATTTATTACCTCCATACATATTCTGCAGAGTTTTAGCCATGTTCTCGGTGCGCAGGGCATCTTCCTCTGCTTCAGTCAGGCCATTAGCAGGCTGACCGGTTACATTACCAGAGCCAGATTTCATCTGGTCGTCAATCAAATCATTCATAAAGCTTTGAGCTGCAGAAGTCTGAGCTGCAGGCTGAGCACTCTTGATAGCATCAATGGTTTCTTTGATTTCATCAGCAGTCTTGCCGTCTTTGATGGCCATATTGATTACGGCCTTAACACCAGCATTGCCATCATCCAAAGCATTGAGTGCAGCCAGACGGCTTCTTTCCTCATTGCGGATTTGCTCCTCATTAGCTGGAGCGGTGGTTTGATTTGCAGGAGCAGCACTGTTAGTCTGGTCCCCTGCTTTGATGCCGATAGCACTCAAAATAGTGTTTACGGCGTTCACAAGATTTTCATTCATCGTTTTGTCCTCCTTTTTGCGGATTTTGTTTTTAATTAAATCAGCATCACCCTTGCTCAGCTGATGCCGCACATGGTTGACCACAAGCACATTGCCGTCAAGAACAGGTTCAACCTCACCTTGAATCTGGTCACAGAAGCCATTAGTAAGGCACTCCTCAGCAGTAAGCCAGGTGCTGTTTTTCATCATGGACTCCAATTCCTTTTCGCTGAGCTTGCAGCGCTCCTTATAGGCAGCCACAATACTAGCCTTCACAGGCTTGAGCATTTCAATAAGCTTACCCAGCTGTTCAGCGTTGGCAGGCTCTTCAAGGCAGACCATAGGGTCATGAATCATCATCATAGCGTTAACTGGCATAAGGATTTTTTTACCGGCCATAGCAATAATCGTCGCAGCACTGGCCGCCAAGCCATCAATCATTACAGTGGTATCACCGGAGTAAGATTTAATCTGGTTGGCAATGGCGTGTGCAGCGAAAACATTGCCGCCGTTGCTGTTGATACGGATGCAGACAGGCTTGCCCTGCAGCTTAGCCAACGCATCAGCAAAGCCTATAGGGCAAACATCTCCACTGCTGTCATACCAAGGCTTTTCGCTGACGATATCGCCATAAATACGGATTTCAGCAGTATTTTCAGATGCTTTATTGATAATCTCCCAAAATGGTTTACTTTTCCCCATCGTTTTCACCTCCTTCCTCAGTCTTTACATTCTGATGAAGCGGATAATTGAGGCCATTGCCTTGCCAATGCTTATGTTCAGCTTGCAGCTGCGCAATGTTTTCCTCGTATTCCGTGCCGGTGATTTCAGCGGATTCCTGTTCACCGGTACTGAAGCCATAATCAACACGCAGCTTGGCGGCCTGAACCTCTTTCACCGGGTCAAGCATGCCCATAGTCGGCCCATACCAGGACGCGCGGCTCCATGCCTTACGCAGCAGCGGGTCACTAAAATAGCCAGGCGCTTGAATACGTCCAATAGCCACCGCCTCAGCCAGCCAACGCTCATACACCGGCTGACAAAAATCCCTTGCGAACCAAATGCGCCGCTTCTTAGCAACTGCCTGAAACTGCAGCAAAGCACCGCGTGCAGCGCTGTACGAGCTTTGGAAGCGCGACAAAAGCACTTCTGAAGGAATTTCCAGCGCCGCGCCCACCTGAGCAATCAGCGCATTGACGAAGGCCTCAAAAGTGGACAAGCTGCGATTTGCATCGACAGTCTGTACCTCATAGCCAGGCGGCAGCTCGTTCATCGTGCCGGCACCCAGCTCAAAGGTATACTGGTCAAAAGCAACCTTTTCATTCTCGCCAAAGGCCTCCGGCAAAGCGTTTGGAAGGCCTTCACCTGCGTCCTTCGTTTTGAAGAACAGCGTAAAATAGCTTTTGATGATTGCAGCAGTAAGCTCCGCTGTGCTATAACGGTGCATCTGCTTCAATTCCTCAATGGCCGGTGCCAGAATCGGCACGCCGCGGTACTGCTCCGGCCTTTCCTCATGGCTGATTTGCAGGATGTTAGGCGCACCTGTTTTGCACCCGAAGGCTTCCACGCGCACCCATTTTATGCTCCTGTTTTCCGTCGGGTCATAAGGCACCCGGTCAGCAACCCAATAGGCTACAACGGCACCATCCGTATTGATTTCAACACCATTAATAATCCTGTTGCCATTCTTGGGATTACGAACCTCCACCTCATTAAGCGCACCAATAAGACTATAGGTATTAGGATTGCAGACACGGCTTGCTTCAAAAAGCTGTATCTTGGTGGTATAAGGATTATCGCCTAAGGCCTTACGATATTTAATCGCCGCCCAGGCATCTCCGTCCACAATAGACGATATAAAAGCAATATCCTGCATATCGTAAAAGTTGTGTTTGCGATACAGGTCACACTCTACGCTCTGCGCCCACAAATTAAACTCTGCCTTAGTGTGTCTGCGCCATTCAGCAGCTTCCTCCGGGCTCATGCCCAACAAGCGATAATCCGGACAAGGTGAAGGTACAAGGCCAGCGCCAACAACATGCGTCCTGTAGCGATTGATGGCAGCAGCGCCAACAGGGCTGTTAATGGCCATGTCAGCACTGCGGTTGCGCAGGATGTTCAGATTTACGTCAACATCACTTTTAGGGCTGGACCTTATCGGCCAGTAGCCACGCATAGCTTGTTTTTCGGCACTGGCACCACCATTGCTATAGCCGGTGTTTAATACAGGCCTGATGATGATGCCAGTGGGCCGCTCTTGTGTTAAAGTCTGGCCAGTAGGATGTCTGGCCTTACGATTGTAGGGTGTTCGTTTTTTACTCATTTCGTAGCCTCCTGTTTTATTTGAGCGCTAATCACGAAAAAGCACTCTTTTTGCACGCCTATATCCCTCAGATGCAGGCGCATTATCGTCTTCAGTAGCACCCATAGCTCGCAGGCGATTTATTTCAGCCTGAATGGCGCTAAGGTCAGCGCGTGTCAGCAGCCTATTGCCAATGCGGTAGCTCTGGCCGGTTACCAAAATAGCCTGCTCCGCCTTTAGGTACTGGCGATAGCGTTCGTTCAATGCATTGCTCATTCTGCTCTCCTTCCTCGTTTAATGCAGCCATAGCGTTTCTGCGGCTTGGTAGCAGGTGCAGGAGCTGCCGCCCCGCCTGCTTCACCATTGTTGCCCTGCGCCAGCATAGCATCCAGCTTTTCAAAGTTAGGTGCAATACTGCGCATGCAGGCAAGATTATACACAGCAAGGTCCAGCGGCTCATTACGCTTATCCTTGGCTATATTTACCCACTGAAAAACAAATACGCCGTTTTTCTTACGCGGCACCAGCTCCTCGGAAATCAGACCACGAAAATAAATGCGATCATAGCCACGATTGGCATACGATTCTATGACAGCATCACTGCTCAGGCTCTTAGCGTCAGTTTTCAGCAGACCTTGCAGCGCTTCAACGAATTTTTTCATCCGACGCTTATCGTCTAGTGGAAAATGCATATACTTAGCTCCCTGAACCTCAATGCTGAGACGGTCCATGATTTGCTGCTTGCCCGTATCCGTGCCGATGAACACCAAAGGAATGGAGCTGTTACGCATCTGCTTTTTGCCAATCTTGGCAACAAGGTCTTCGTTGGCCATGTTTGAGCCTTTGATAGCAAAGCGCTGACGGAAACGATTCTTAAAGCAGTAGGCATATACGTAATCAGTATAGTGACCGCCGCAGTCTATAAAGGTTCTGGCGATTTTCAGCCCTCGCCCATTGGCAAATTTATAGGTTTTGTCCAGGACGCGGTCTAATTGCTCCCACACCTCGGGAGTGTCGGGAACGCCTAGGATAACGCCTTTACGTATGCCCCAGCGTTCTTCACCATGCCCCCAGCCGGCAACCTCATATTCCAGGCGATTATCCTGCGTATCCACCGCCGCCGTCAGCAGCAGAACGCCTTGCGGCAGCTCAGCGCCATAATCCTCGCGCCGCTTAATGAAGATATCCTCACTCTCGAAATTGCCTTTGCGCTCGTAAGATTCACCGAAGCGAGTATTGTATATTACCTTCTCACGTTCCGGGTCGCCTTCTGCCTCCAGCCATTCCTTCATGACATCGTTCCAGCTAATCCAGGGGCTTGTCCAGCAATTCACGAAGAAGCTGCGCGTATCGGTGGCAAAAGCTGCAGGGTTTTGCGCTACATACTTCTGTGCGGCGTTGCGCATGTCGTTCTCGCTAAATTCAAAGCCACAATCAGGGCAAATCCATTTTACTGATTTGACGACAACATGCTTTTTGTTATGTTCCTCGCTGCTGTCGAAGTCAGCAAGCATCTGCCGATGTGTAAGAAGGTGGAATTCGCCACAGTTTGGGCACTGATGCTGCCATTCCTCCTGCGTACCGGTCATATACTCGTCATCAATACGGCTAGTGCCTTTTATTGTCGGAGTGCTGAAAAGACCAATTACCCTGTTAAAGTAGGTGGTGGTTCTCTTCGCCGCTAAATCAACCGGGTCGCCTTCTACGCCGGCGCTATCCGGGAAGCGGTCCACTTCGTCGCAAAGCAGAATGCGTATAGGTTTGGAAGCAAGGCCGCTTGGGGCGTTCGCACCTGCTATAATCAGCCTGCCGCCGGTAAAATACTTGCTCATGATAGTGTTGCTGGTATTGCGGCTTTTGTTTTCGCGGAAAATGCTTTTCAAGCTTTTGGTAGCTTCAATCATGGGTGTGATACGGCTCTTGGAAAAATCCTCGCCGTCGCTCAAAGTAGGCTGAATCATCATCATGGTGCAGGGGTCAAGCTGGGCAAAACGCCCAATGACATTGTTCATGATGTCGGACTTTCCCACCTGCGAGCAGCTCTTGACAACAACACGATGCACGCCCTTATCCGTGAAGGCATCCATGATGCTACGCTGATAAGGTGCTCTGTCTGTACGCCATCTGCCCGGTTCTGCTGACTCCTGCGGCAGCATGCGGTAAGTATCCGCCCATTCGCTGACTGTAGTTTTAGGTGCCAGCTTAAGGCCATTGTTGAAAATGCGGCGTAAAAGCAATACCGTTTTCTGAGCACACATGCTAATCGCCCTCCTTCTCATCAACAGCATCAAACATGGTCGGTGTATAATCCCTGATTTCTTCCAAACGTCCTTCAACCTCCATGCTCAGCAGCTCTTCAATCTCCGGCTTGCTCTTTCCAAAAAGCAGCGGCGCCATCTTCGACGGAATGCCGCGTATCTGATTGCGGAAGTTGACTAGTATTTCCGTCAGGACAGCCTCTACATCTGCAGCATCGTGCATCTCGCGCCGCTTTTGAGCCAGCTGGATTTCCGCCAGCTCTCTTTTGGCCTTTTCATGCAAAGCTTTTTCCTTCATCAGGTCAACGGATTCATCAGTTTTGTATTTATAGGCATAGTATTCAGCGATAACCTCCGGCAGAAGGTAATCACCTTCCGCTTCTCGGGTTAGTATTTCTTCGTCTGCCAGTTGGCGCACACGTCTGTCAGTGATGCCCAGCAAGCGTGCAAGCTCCGCGCCGGAGCCTCTAGGTACTATTTTTTTCGCCATGAACATCACCTCCTTCGCTGTTTGTCCACTGTAGGCAATACAAATCCGCTAATAAAATGCACCGCTTCGGTCTATTTTACAGCCTAGGCGGTGCGGAAATCGAGAATGGCAAAAGCGGAAATGCTGTCCAGGCTAAATTTCCGCTTTTTGCTTTCCTAACAGACTATGAAATTGTCGACGAAAAATTTTTGCGTATTAGTGGAAGTCAAAAAAAAATTTTGCGCCTTTAGGGCATGTCCAAATTTTGCCATGCGGAAGGAAATGTGATTTTTTAAATTCACAGCTAGACAATTTCCGGGAGTTCGCCGACCCGCAGGCTTTTTATTTTCCTGGAAGAACCTAGGGCATCTGTCCACAAAACGCGGACAATAGAAAAGCCGCTGACCAATGGTCAACGGCTCTCGCTATTCTTTTCTCTCACGCTTTCGCTATTATACATTATAGCACCGATTCACCCTCGCATTCTATCGCATCTTTCAAGAATACTGTTTAAACCTTTGGCATGAAGCTTATGTACATGTTGCCATGTATAGTTAAGCTCTGCTGCTATACGTTCCCACTTCTGATAGTTCAGGTAACGTCTTTGCATCACAAGGCGCATTGGTCCCATCGGCAGCAACGCAACTAAAGCCCGGACTTCTGCCAGCTGGGCGCACAGCTCATTGCAGCACTCAGCAATAATCTTTTCCTGCTCAATTATTTTCGCTATGGAGTTTTCCAGCTTTTGGGCATTGCCACTACCACCGCCAAGTGATTGGCTATAAGCAGGCGTAACCTTCTGCGCAATGCTACGCAGCTCCTGCAGCTTATCCAATTCTCCCTCCAATGTGCGCTGAGCATACATGGCGCCTTTCAGCTTTTCTTTTAATTCTTCTTTAGTCATACGCTGCCCTCCTGCCGGTCTTGATAATCTACATGCAAACTTAAAAATTTATTATGGCTATTTTCCTAGGCTTTTATATTCTTAGAGATTAAATTTTGCGTTTTACTCGTCTTTCACATATACGCATACCTCTAGCCTAGGTCTCTTCCGGTCAACGGAAAAATCCATATCACGCACAAGCACCATCTTGTCATCAAGATACACTGCACCCTCTAAGGCATCACAAAGCAGCTTATGCGTATTGTTCATATCGCGCCGCCTGCCGTCTGGCCAGAAGGCAACTACTTCCAGCACAATCTTTTCTTCCGGTTCAGGCACGCGCCAGCCTTCCCGATGTGCCAAAGCATTAGCAATATAATACGCCTCTTCCTTCCAGGCTCTTGCCAATGGTGTAAGCACACGGTTCCGGCGTCCCATGCACGTGAAGTTTTTATAGCAATGATTGACGCTAGGCGGTATGGTTAATATTAAACTCAATTTATTCATTCCGTCGCTTTGCTCCCTTCTTGCGCTTATAATCATCCCTAAGCTCCATCTTCGCTCTGATATACCATTCGCAGGTTACAGCATTATAATATTTCTCCACGCTGATGATGCGATAGTCAGGATGCTTTTGTTCAAAATGTTTTTGCATACCTTCGCAGTCTTCCGGCCAAAGAGTCAGCTGCTGGAATTGCTTACGACTTGTTTTGGTATCGCTTACAGATTCCAGCGGTTTAACAAGGTTACGGGACGAAGTGTATCTCTTGCGTCCTTTAGGATCTTTGCTCAGATAGCATACCAGAGCTTCGATACCTCCATGCTCTGCCTGAATGCGCTTGCTGTTTGCCCAGCCGTGTCCCCATGCCTTTTCAATAGCATCACGGTCTACGCCACGATTAATCAGCAGATGATGATGCACTCTGCCCTTGCTGCTAACCTCGGTAACATAGATGTATTTCAATTCTTTGCCATTAGCCTTATATAATCTTTTCAATCTGCGCATATAATTACGCAGCCTTTTCTCTCCCTCTTCAGGTGTACCAGGCAGGTTATCATTGTCATAGCTTAAAGTCAGGTGTATATCTTTGCTGCCAAAATTGCTTTTGGCCAGCAGCCTAAAATATCTGCGTGCCTTTTTATCGTTAAGGTTCTTCTGTTTAGGAGTAGTTGCCTTCTGTCTGCCACTTCTGCAAGGTTTGTATTTGACATCAACGAAAGGAAATAAATCAATTTCAATGTAATCAGGCTTTTTGCTTTCACTGGTTCCCTGGCAGTAATATGTTTTTTCTCTTATGCCTATTCTCATTGCCATTGATTTATCCCCCTGATATTCTTTATGGTCGCTTTGTTATTACTTACATACAAGCCTAAAGGGCTAAGCTGCCCTTAAAATGAAATGCCTTTATATATGAAGAAACCTGCGAGACAGAAAAGCCCCGCAGAAGTTTTCTTCATTATATATGTTTAGCCTTTTGGCCAACATCTGTTCCGCCGCCATTCGGCAATGCGTTCATCGCGCATCATCCGGCATTCGGATGCCGCCCGTGCCTTTGCCTGTCGGTTCTTCTTAAAAATGGTTAAGATGAATTTGTATTTTTTATATGCGTCACATATACTGGCGCAGCCACAGCCACGCAGGTCACAGTCTTTACAAGGACAATCAACTGTAATCCCATATACTTTCGTTCCGCCGAAGGCTCTTTCACTTCTCATCTTTATTGCCTGCTAATCCTAATCCAATCAGAAGCACTATAACCGTTATAGTAAAATTGACTGTGAAGTTATCCATTTAACATGCTCCTTCTTTTTCCGCCGCAGAGCGCAGGCCGCATACGTGCGATATACTTCTTCTTTTTGTCTGCGCCATTTGCAATGCTTGTATATAATCCGCTAGTTAAATATGAGCGAGGCAGCAGCTCTACGGCCTGCGCTCTGCGGCGGATATATTTGCTTTATTATCTGTTAACGATCAGTCGAACCATAACCGCCTACACGTTCACCGTCTGCATTATCATCTTCGGTTACAAAATAACGTACAAAAATGCCCTGCATGCAGCGTTCTCCTTCTCTAATGATAATATTTTCACAACCGCTGTTTCTGAATTTGACGCCTATATTACCATCATTGTCCGGATTGTTTGCATAATCACTATCAATAACGCCTACGCCGTTAACCAGTGATAAGTTTGATTTCACTGCCAGACTGCTGCGGATGAACAGCAGCAGCACCATATCACTAGGCATAATAGCTTTGACGTTCAATGGTACAAGCACGCTTTCGCTGCCGGCCGGAATAAAAATGTCGGTCGGAGCATAAAAATCATAACCTGCGGAAAACTTAGTGCTGCGCTGCGGCAGTCTAGTGCTTTCCGGTGCGTCAACAGTAGGTAAAAATTTAATCATATTAAACCCTCCCAAACCAATAATCGTAGCAATGCCAATCAATTATTCCTTCTTCCACGCCCTCCCAATACACCTCTAAGCGAGCGCGCTTGTTGCGAAAATATCTGTAAATCTCAGTCTTGCTCTTAAAAGGTGACGTTTTCACCCAAGGGCAGGAATTGCAAATGTTATGTGTATGGTAACTCTTGAAACACTCAGCACATTCTTTTCTGCATTTCATTTGCCCTTCACGCTTCATTTTGCGCTTCCATGCTTTAATCTCACGTTCCATCATACGGAAGCCGTGATTCTTTTTCTTTCTACCTTTCAACACGACTTGTTTCCACTCCCATCTGCCATCTGCAATTAATAGCTACGCTTACATTGAGTCTTCTTAAGTCAGATTCATCCAACCAATTTTTTACATGTCTACCATCGTCATCATGGCCATAAATTACAACTTGCTTATTTTCGCAATCATTTTTGATTGCCCACTTATAGAACTCTTCGATTGTCATTGCTTATCACCTCACCAATCCCGTACCTTAGCCAATTTAGAGACGGATAAAACCGATGCCGTCATAGCTATAACGGCATTTTTTACCTGTCTCTTGGTACCAGCCGGCTGTGACACGGTATTTATCAAGCCAGCGTTTCAGCACAGTGTTAAGCGCTTTATCAAGTTCATCGATGCCGGCCGTCATGCCTTCGCTGGCGATGAAGTCGTTCCATGGTTCGCTAGCATCGCCGCCCTCAGCAACCGCCTGATCCTGAAAATTTTCAATTAGGCCGTCTATGTCAATATATGGTTGCCAATCTGATTCCGCCATTTCCAAAACGGTTACGATGTCTCCTGCTTTCAAAAAGTCTTCGACTTCCTGCAGCGCTTCCTCCGGAGTGTCGTACAAATCAAGATTTTCATAGTCAGCAGCAAGTGTATCGCCAATTACGCTATACATAAGCTCGCTCTGTTTAGGTTTAGCAGCTTGATGTGACAGCGTTAAGCGGATTGCTGCTTGCTGCAGGTTCGCATATGCCTTATGCACATAACCGCCATCGCCGCTGCACTGCCAGTCATTGATGGCAAGCTGCGCCCGATTGACTAATTCGTCTACCTTATTGATTGATGCTTCCTTATTATTCGTGGTCGTTCTCCTTTGTTTTTTCTGCAGCCTGCTTATTACTCTCCACCATGTACTGCATGATGATGCAATATACGGCAATATCGCCAAGGCTTTCACTGATTTTTTCTTCATCAATTGTTTGTCCGGCGCCGAAAACATGGGCAACATGCTTTAAGCAGTAGCTTTTAGCTGTCTCATACATATGTTCCCAGCTATCATCGCCGTATTGTAGCATAGCTCCATTGCGAAAATTCGCCAGCTGGTCTTTATCACCATATTGCTTGTTCTTTTCTTTGAAAAGGTTGGCCAGCTCATGGAATTTATTAATGCAGCTGTCAGTTAAATCATTCGTTTGCTCGTTCATTTTTGTCTCTTGATATCTTCTTTCACTAATAAGCCTTCTTTATGCGCCTGACGCGCTATCTTAGCAGTTTCATCATCGCTAAATGCAAGGCAACTCGGGCAAATCGTTATTTCTTGGCCATTCTTCAATATATAACGATTGCAACTGCCGCTTCTCTGCCCGCATAAGTTACATTTACGCCTCATGCTTTATCCCTCCCGATTTCATCTGGATACGCTCCACTCTCATAGGCGTGTTGAGCTTCGTCTACCGTCGGCTGCTCACGCTTACAATAGTACGCGTAATTAAACGCCTCTTCCTTCAGGGATTCCATCAGCCTAACTTCTTTAGGCAGGAGCATCTGCAGCGGGATCTGCTTTCCGTTACCATCCCTGTAATAATCTACAGCAACAGTATAAAATTTGCGCGTTACCACCATCAAAGGCTCGGACGAATTTTTAAAGCCATCCATGAGCACTACCAGCTGCATGCCATCGCCAAAATCCTTGTGGGATACAAAATTTACTTTTGTTACCCACATATGCAAAGGCAAATTATCTTCATTTTTAGCCGGAAATTCAAGCATTCTGCGTGCCACTCCCGGCAGGAGCGCCCAAAGCTTGCGAAAATCCTCGTGCAACACATCAGCCCTGCTCACGATGCTTTCTTCCGGCTCCGCATCTGTAGGTTTAACCGTGTAGCGTACCTTTGTGCTCCCGCCTTTGCGAATGATAAATTTTACTTCGAATTCTTCCATTTAGACGCCTCCATGAAATCGATATAGCTGATTGCAAAGCACATAATCATTACTGTCGCAATAAGATAAATCGCAAAATCAATAAGCATAATCTCCATAACTAAACCTCCTGCTCAAATTTTGCCAAGCGCTTGGTAATCTGGTTTTGGCTCTGCGCCAAGGCACTAGCCAGCGCTTTGCATACACCGGCGCCACGCTTGCCATCCTGCACTTTGTCCAGATGCTCCAGCAGCTTATTGATGCCATTGAGCACCGCCCAGATTTCCACCTTAAGCTCCAGCGCCTCTTTCTGAGCACCTGCATCACTTTGGACTTCCGCCAGCTTGCTGCGAAGCTCTTCCAACTCCTGCGTCACAGCCTCAGGGACCTTTTCCACAATCTCTGTCTTTGTGGCAACTGTCACCGGCTGCTTAAGCTGTTCTTCCAGCTCCTTGATGCGCTCTTCTAAAACGGAGGTTTCCTGCTCTTTATCATAGAGGTTTTTGCGCAGCTCCTCGGCTTCTGCCACCAGAACATCACGCTGGCTGCTCATTGCTTCGACAATCTTCTTGTTTTCGACGGCACCAGCCAGCTGCATACTGAGCTCTTCGGCCTGCCTGCTGACCTTGGCCAGCTTCTCTTCAGTCTTTCTGGTCAGCTTATGGTCAGCTTCAGCTTTGGCTTCGGCAGCTTCTTTGGCCATCTTCAGCTTTTTGATTTCCGCCTGCAGCTCACGCGTGCTGATATCCTCAACATGCGCTTCCTTGATAAAATCCTCACGCTGTTCTGCCGGCACGCCTAAAAGCAACACTGCCTGCGTGTAGGTCAGCTTTTCTACTACATCGCTTTTCGCCGCGCTGCCAAACAATACACCCTGATCAGCGCCGTATTCATCATATACACGCATAAGGTTGTTGGCCGTGCTTTGGCTAAAATCCACCGCCTCAGCAAGCCATTTGCCAAATTGGCCAGGCTCCAGCATCTCTTTAACTTCTTTCAGCTTCTTGCCAATGGCGATGCTGTTGCTCAGGACCAGCTTACGCGTCTGGTCCTTGATTAAATTTATTTCCGCCGCCACCATCTCCGGCGTGCGAGTCACCTGCAAATCATTCATGCTGCTTTCGCTCCCTTCTTCTTACCTACTTCCGCTAAATATTTTTTATAGCTCTCAACAAAGGCTTCCACCTCCTGCGTCATGCCACAGTTATGGTCACCGCGCACCTGCGCGATTTGCTTTGCAGGGGTAAGCTCCATTGTGTAAAATGGCACGTTCGGCTCTTCCTGTTTGCGTATCAGGATAATGGTGCATTTCCCTTTAGCATGCCTATCTGCATATGTTCCTACGCAATGATGCAGGACTTTGCCTTCAGCAATAAGCTCCGATGAGCTTTCAGCAACCTTTGCTAAAAAACCGCCGGCGGTAAAGTTATACTGCTTGCGTTCCTCTTTAAGCTTGGCCATCTGCTTATCAAGCTCTTCATCTGCTTTAATCTTAAGCTGTGTAATAATGTTCTGGTGTGCCTGCTGCAGGTCATGCGGCTTCAGCACCGCCGTATCTTCCAGGCTTAAGCCAATCTTGCCGCAGTCTTGCAGGTAATCAATCCAGTCGATAAGAACTCCTCGGATGCTGTAGTATCTTTTCTTTTTCTGCTGCTGTCGAAGTATATACTTTAAAGTCTCTTCTGAGCAAACGCCATAGCCTTTCAATGTGTCAAACATTTCGCATGTGTCGAAGTGACTCAGCTGTTCTAGCTCCTTACGCTTTTGTGCAAGGTCCACAAGACTAAAGCGCGAATTTTTCTTTAGATAAAGCGCCAGGCTGAATGTATTCATATCCACCGCCAAAGCTGATAGCGCAAGCATATCTCCTTTGCCGATTGGCACTCCAAGCAGGTCCTTAGGCGTTTTGCCCTTCCAGTTGAATATATTACGGAAACTGCGGCATTCTAAGCCTTCTGCTACTATGTTCCACAGTCCCATTTTCATTATGTACTCCAGCTGCGGGTGCTTTTGATAAAGCTCTATATACCGGAAAGCATCTTCTGCACCTGTCAGCCTAAAGAACGCGTCCAGCTGACTGTATTTTAGCCAGCTGTCCTTTAAAAGCGGCTCCAGCCTGTCCAATCCAAGCCATACATGGTAACCGTTAAGCTCCATAACATAATCCTTGCTATACAGACTTCTTCTTTTGCTCCACCATTCATTACCCCAAAAATCGCATTCATGTGTCCAATGGATTGCTTCATTCTTGCGCATCAGGTAATATTCGCGCGGAACATAATCCTCAAATATTTCTCCCGTAGCAGTGCTTATACAGCGATAGACAGCAAAGCTGCGAGCAATTATAGCTTCTTTGTCATACAGAGCACGTTCAAAATATGTAAAATAATACTTCGCTTGGGTACGTGCTCTTCGCCAGGCATGTACAACCTCACCATCTGCTCCACATTTCGGGCAAGTTGCCCTATCTTTATGGCTTGACTTGGCAAGAACGATGTGCTTGCCACACCTGCTGCAAACCGCCTTTTGCTTATCTTCATGGTCAGGCACCATGAAAAAGTTTCCGCTCCCCGTGGCTACCTGATTAAAATAGCTTTTCACTTCATCGCCAATGCCGGCAGGGAAATACCGCATAAAATGCAGGAAGTCTTTATCGCCCAGCAGTCTTTCTCTGCTTGTGGGCCAACACTTAGCAACCGCCTGCTCTATTGCCTTCTTTTTCAATTGATTTCACCTTCTTGATATTAGAAAAAATCATCAAGATTAACGCTTACGGCAGCAGCGCCAGTGCCAGTATCCATCGACGTTTCAAGCGTTTTGCCAAGCGCTTGGTGCGCGGCCGTTGCCCCTGCTGCAGGCTCTGTGGCCTTGATGTTGTAATATTTACAGGCAATCTTGACCGCCTGCGCCTCATCCACGCAGCCACAGCCGCCAACAGCGTGCTTCTTGGCCTCTGCCTTGATGGCATCCAGCGCCCCGGCCAAGGTTTTCTTTTGCTCAAGGATTTTTTCTGCAACCTCCGGGCAGGAGGACGCAAGCTGCAGGAGCTGTTCCGCGATATACTTGGAGCACGAATCCTTCGCCTTTTCCATTTCGGCGTCCAGCTTTTCAATTGCCTGTTTCTGGCCTTCAGTTAATACCATTGCTAACCCTCCATGTCTTTCAATTTACGTGCTTTGCGATGTAAGGCAAAGCATGGCACCGCATGACGCGCCAGCTTGCGTTCTGCTGCCTGCAGATGGTCTTTGTAGCTGATGCGATGACTATGGTATACGCCATACATAAAACGCATGATATTATAGCGGTCAAGCTTTTCCATTGCTCTTCTCCTCTTCCTCCCAAATTTCCATGACTGCACCGGCAAAGCGCTGGCAGGTTTCGTTTTCCGCTTCATTCAGCTGGCGCTTCTTAACCTGGATGCTGCGTTGGTATAATTGTTTGGCCAAAACATCCAGGCGGGTATCCTTAGCGTTGAGCTTGCCATAATCGTGCGCCGCAACGAGCGCCATAGCCTGCAGCAGCACTTCCATTGTTTCTGTTGTTGCTGCCTTTGTAGCTTGGATTTCGCGCGCTGCCGATACAGCAATTGCCTGAGCAGGCGCGATGCCCTGTTTGGCGCATTTAAAAGCAGCACGGCGTTTATTTTTACGAGCTATACTACTCATTATGGGCTCCCATTTGGCTGATTTCCTCGCCGATGAGCTTATACAGCTTCTTCAGCTCCTCTTTGGTCAGCGTAATGCCCTTGCCAGGCTTGCCGTTAGGGTTCCAGGTGCGCAGGTCATATTTTGTGTATTTCTCATCCCAGATAACCACGTTCAGCTCCTTGGTGTAGCCGGAAGAGCTTTCACTGAGAGCGCCGATTCTTCTTTCTAACTTGAAATTAATCTGCATTGATTTCACTCCTTGTGTTTGTTATAATATATGTGATTTCACTTTTTACTTTTGTTTTCACTTTTGTGTGAACAACTCAATTCTTTTTCTTATATTTTCACTTCTTAGAGCATTGATACGCCAATATCAATGCTCTTTTTCTTTTGTCCATGCCAGTAGTGCTCATTTACGCACCTCGATGGGGATCAACACAATATCACCAGGCTGCAGGTCGCCTTTTATATTGCTAATTTTGCGTGTCCAGAAGATAACCTCACGGACGTCGCGCCGGTCGCCTTCGCTATCCATGACACCGCCTACCAGGTGCCACAATGTGTCACCCTCAGCGGCAGTAACCTTGACAACGTAGCGGTCAACCGGACGGCTGTAGTCATACGCAGCCCACACGCAGCAAGCTGCGAGGATGGCGATTAAGATTTTTTTCATTGTTGCTCCCCTCCTTCCCAAGGTTCTACGAAAATACCGATATCGATTTTAGCGTTCTTAAGTTCTTCTTCCAGCTGATCCGGCGTAATACCGTAGGTTTCGGCCAAATATTTCATGATAGGATTTTCACGCATAATCTCATCTCCTTCCCTACCGCCTCGCGTTCCGTGCTATAATAAAAGCACAGGAGGGAGGTGATTGTTATGAGGTTAAATATTGACTGCGTCCGTGATGTAATGCTTTGGACTGAAGCGAATAGTGATTTGCGTCATCCTGCAATTTACATTGATACAGTTTTATCTAAATCCCTCGCAGAAGCATACGAAGAAGTACCTCCGCCAATTCCGCCGCCTCAATTTGAACTGCTCACTCGTTATGACAACGACGAGCTCGTATACCACATTAAATATTGCATCAGAGCCGGTCTTCTGGACGAATTTACTTCTCCAGACGGCTACAGCATCTGCGTATCAGATTTAACGCCATCAGGACATGCTTTTTTAGAAAGCATCCGTTACCCAGTCGTTTACGATAAGGTTAAGAAGGTTTTAAACATGCTTGGCGTTAAATCGCTTGAGGCTGCAACGCAAGCTTCTTCACTCGTAATATCTAACCTTATAAAATCTGCCATAGGTTAAAGCTTTTCTCTTAAACATTCTTTGATACATTCCGTCAGCTCATCTTTTGTCGGCGGAGTGTATCCTTTTTTTACTATGTACAAAACCAAAGCTTTAAATCTGTAGTGGGTTCCCAAAAGCAGATACAGCGTGAAAAGGTTAGTTATCACCAGTAACCCTATTGCTATTGCCATCTTCCTCACCTCCCTTCTTCCTCACCTTCTCCACATCCGTGCTATAATGAAAGCACAGGAAGGAGGTGTTTGTTATGTCAAGTTTGCCAATTCCACCGGATGTATATTTTTCTGACTTTGCTTTTGATTTAAAGTGTTATTCTGTAATCAGAAATGGTATTACAACCTGCCAATACTCCGGTTTGGATAATACCGAAAATCGTAAATCGTATGTGCATTTTCAACTTCCCTGCGATATTAAAGCTGGAGATTTGTTGGAATGTAATGGCGATTGCTTCTTAGTTACCAAGGTTGAGTTTGATACTTTTGATGGTCAAAAAGCTCTCCTAAAGGCTTTTATCGTTCAAAAAATCTAAATAAAATCTTCTTGAGAACAAGGCAATCCATTTTAGTACAGCTCTAGTTTTTTGAAGCCCTAAGATTTGTACTTTTATATGCATTGCTAAAATATTGTTTTGATAATGTTTTTCTACTATGCCTCTGCAATCTTGGTTATCAGCCAAATTGTTAGAGGCTTTTTCTTCTTCCATGCCCTAGCCTCCCTTCTTCCTCACTTTCTCCACTTCCGTGCTATAATGAAAGCACAGGAAGGAGGTGTTTGTTATGCAAAGAAACGAATATATTTATATTCTTAACGGCATCCTTGACGGCTTAAAGAAGAACAATACGAGTAATGTTAATCCGCCTCTTTCGGATAAACAAATTGACGCTATTTCAACAGCCGTTATGAATGCCATCGCAAGATACGACTCTCTAAAACGCCCTAAATAATATCTACCTTAACATCGGCATATTCAAAAGGCATTTTCAGATCTTCTAAAGCTGCTTCCAATTCTGCCTGTGCCTTTTGGACACGCTCAAGCTTACGACCAAGCTCACTTCTTTTGTATTGAACCTTCACCTCAATACAAATTGGTGAGCTTTTGCTTTTTGTATCATCCATCATTCCCCACCTCCCTTCTTTTTCACCACCTCGCAGCAGTGCTATAATAAAAGCACAGGAAGGAGGTGAGAATATGGTTACAACTTATAGGATAGACACAAGTTCGCTTTCGCCGGATGAGTATGAGCGGTTTTATGATGCTGTGGATCGCTTCGCTTTTATGATTTGCGTAGGGAAGCCGCGCATACTCGAGGTTACATGGGATGAAAACGAACCATTAGAAAAATTAGTACCTATTCCACCGGGATGTCTTTGGTATAAATTTTAATGGTGATTTTTTCGGCTTCAGGGCTACGTTCGACAATGGCCCTGAAGCTTTTTTTGCTGTTTATCGTATTCAGCAGCTGTTGAGCTGCTAACATACACAAACAGAAAGTTTTTTCTGTGATATTGATTGAGAGTGCAGGTTCTTCTTTCATACCTTCGCCTCCGCTTTCTCCCACCAGCTGGCGCGCTGAGCCTTTAACGCCTCGAAAGTCTTTCTGTAAAGGTTGGCTCTCTTTTTCCAAAACTCAGCGGCAGAAGCACAGCGCAGCTTTTCGCATCCCAGCGCTTCCTCTTCGGCTTCCTGCGCTTTGGATAACAAAGCCATAGCGCAGGCCGAAACTTCATCAAGGGTAAGTGTAAGTTTCATTTCATTACCTCCCTACCGCCAGCGCCACTTAGTAAGCCGATTGTTTTTCTTGCATTTTTGCAAGTTTATTGTCAAAAAAAATAAGTAAGAATTTCTCATCATTCAGACACAACACATCTCTAATGACCTGCAATTCGTTGCGATAAAATTCGCTTTTACCAGTCATTTTTCTGTAGAGAGTTGCATTATTAACGCCGATTCTCGACGCGAGTTCTTCCAAAGTCACTCCATGACGGGTGCACTCTGCTTTTAACTCGGGAATGTTTGTAGCCATTTCTATCACCTCTTTCTTGCATTTCTGCAAGTTCATAATAACATTTTCAGAAGCTAATGTCAACACTTTTTGCAAGTTTTTATTGCATTTTTGCAAGGTTGACTGTATACTATAAGCAGAAAGAGGTGTTTCCATGAATATAAAAGATATCATCAAACAAAAACGCTTAGAATGCGGTTACACAATGAAAGAATTAGCTGAAAAAGTCGGAGTAAGTGAAGCAACTGTTTCCAGATGGGAATCTGGGAATCTTGCAACAATGAAGCATACTAAAATCATGCTGTTGGCCAAAGCTCTCAAAATATCGCCAGCTATGCTTTTTGATGCTCCAGCTACCTCCTCTCTCTCCCTCACCCAGCAGGAAGAAACACACATAAAAAAATACCGCCAGCTGGATGCTGACGGCAGAGAGCGTGTTGATTATGTTTTAGATATGGAATATAAGCTTGCTAACGAGCGTGCGGAAAAAGAAGAGCAGCGTTTAGGATAATAGAAAAGGAGTGAAATCTATGGATTATAAAATACCAGAAAACATACTAGAATTTTTAAAATTTCAGAAAAAACTTGTGCGTAAGTATCACGCATACATAAAAGATACTATGGAGAATAACTATAAGAAAGCAGCTTTGCTAGTTTATTGGCTAAACGATTATTTGCATTACATCAAAGCAGAAGCTACTTTTAATCCATCTATGAATATTACTTATAAACGTGGACAAGTTGTGTTTGTAAATTTCGGCTATCGTGTAGGTACAGAACTTGGCGGCGATCACTATGGCATTGTTTTAGATGTGAAAAATTCCAAATACAGTAAAACTGTCACTGTTTTGCCATTAAAGAGCAATAAAAACAAAAACACATCTTATTCTAAAATATATTATTTTCCTCTAGGTGATAAAATCAAACTTTTGCTCAAAGGTAAGGCGAATATGATAATAGACTCGAATTTCTATGAAGCTATTGAACTAGCGCGCCAAATCAATATAGCTAAGGAATCAGATCCTGAATACAATCCAAAACAAAACCTAGAAATACAAAGAAAATTTATGCGGCTGAAGCGTAACAGGCGTATAGCAGACAGTATATTATCATATGCGCAAAAGCTCAATAACGAAAGCGTTGCTGATGTTGGTCAAATTATCACTATCAGCAAGCAACGTATAAAGCATCCTTGTAAGCCACATGATGTCCTAACTGGTGTTATCATTGACCAAGAAACAATGAATTCCATAAGCGAACAATTGAAGAAATTTTATGTAGGGATTTGACTTATAGCTAACTACGTATTATAATAATATTACTAGATAGTCATGAGCTATCACAATATCATTAAATACCACATGATGGTATAAGTAAAAGCCCTACAGCTTAGGTTGTAGGGCTTTTTTCGTTATAATAAAAATACCGCCAGCTTGATGCTGACGGCAAGGAAGAAATTGACGATTTGATTAATGTTAAGCTGGCCAAGCTCCAGCGCAAGGAGGAAGAAGACGCGGAGAGTTTAGGATAATTTAGAAATTGACAAAAATTTACTAATAGGTTACAATAAGACTACTAGATACACCGGTATCGCTTGCGACCGGTTGAAGGCCATCGTCTTATTGTAAGACGATGGCCTTCTTTAGTTTGTGCAGAAAGAAGTGTTTAGATGGAAGAAAAAACGCCCCCGATATGGGGGCGCAACGATAAATATATTAGTTTACTGCGATAAAGCGTTTAGACAATGCTTCTTGTAATATTTTGGATAAGCTCAGACCTTCTTCAGCGGCCTGTTCATCCATCCAGCGTGGAAGGCTGATGGTGCGTTTTACCGCCCTATTGTCCTTAATATCTGCCTGAATAAAATTTACAAATTCGTTATCATCTAATTCGATGCTTTGCAAATTGCTAGGTGCGGGAATTTCTTCCTTACTATCCTTCAAATATTCAATCCACTGCGTGAGCGCAGCTTCGGCCATCTTCATGGCGTTACCCAAAGATTTGCCCTCGCTGATGCAACCAGGTAAATCAGGGAAAATAATAGTATACGTACCATCCTCGTTTGCATGGAACACAGCAGGATAAACGTATTCTTGTAGTGTTTGCCTCCTTTTCATGTTAGCGACTTCCTCCTTTTATTATTAAATGCTATTGAATTAATGATTGCGATTATAGTAAGAAGCCCGCAAAGCGGGCGGAGTAAAAAGTAATCTCTATTTTACTCCCGCAGCTTTGAGGATTGCTTTCGCTGTCAGCTCGTTCAATTCCCGGTGCCTTGGAACCTGAACGGAGCGGCTACCTGGTTTTTTATAGATTGTGTGATCGCCATCATCACGCTCTAGCTTGTAACCCGCTTTTAACAGCAGTTTTACTAAATCTCGCCGTTTCACTTCATCACCTCAATTTCATTTATAAATTCCCTACACCTATATTATAATACGTAATTTACGTAATGTAAAGTAAAAAGTAAGTAATTTACGTATTTTTTGCCAATGTCAATACTTTTATAAATAAAAAATCCCCCGGTGCTACCAACACCGAGGGACCTGCAAGAACGTGTTACCAGCACGCTCAATTATCAACCCCATACCAATAAGAGCTGATATAATATTATAACATATTATACGCGGCTCTTACAATCATAGCTATTGAAAGGAGCCGTGTATTATGGCTAAACACGCTATTACTATACCCCAAAACCCAAAAGCTGCTCTGTATATCCGCGTCTCCACCGATATGCAGGCAGATAAAGACAGCCTGCCGCTACAGGAAAGCGATCTGCGCAAGCTCGCAGACCTTAACGGCATCAAGGACATTGAAGTATTTTCTGATGCCGGTTTTTCCGGCAAGAATCTCAACCGCCCTGCATTCCGCTCTATGATGGACCGCATCCGCGCCAGAGAGTTCAGCCACCTTTACGTCTGGAAGCTCGATCGCATCAGCCGCAACCTACTGGACTTCTTGGAGCTGTATGACGAACTCAAATGTTATGGTGTTGCTTTCGCCAGCAAGAACGAATGCTTTGATACCCAATCTCCCGGCGGCGAAGCAATGCTTAAGATTTTACTTATTTTTGCCGAATTAGAGCGCAAAACCATTGCAGAACGCGTAACTGCAGTCATGCTCGGCCGCGCGAACGAAAAAAAATGGAACGGCGGCAGGGTGCCGTTTGGCTATATGCCTGGACCGGTCACTACTGATGCTAACGGCAAGAAATGTAAAAGCTGGCCGGTTCCTGATCCGATTGAAGCTCCCATCGTCCGGGCCATCTTTGAACTTTATTTGCGCGAGAAAGCTCTGAAAAAAGTAGCTGTAGCACTCAACACCGCCGGCTACAGAAGCCGCAAAGGTACTCTATGGAGCGATACAACGGTGAGATGCATCCTGAAGAACCACTTCTATAAGGGTGAATATGTCTATAACCGTCAAAACCCCAATGCCGGCCGGCGCGAAGATTTTTACCGCTCTGAAAATGACTGGGTAGTTGTTACCGGCCAGCATGAAGCCATTGTACCGGAAGAAACCTGGCGCAGGTGTAACGAAATGCTTTCCAAAAACAGAAGCTGGCTGGCCCCCATCGGCAGTCTTGTAAGCGCTCAGGATAAATACATCTTTGGCGGCCTGCTGCAGTGTGCTGAATGTGGCTACACGATGAACTCTAAGGACCGTACCCGCATCCACGACCACACCCACAGCTCTTATTATTACTGTACAGGCCGTTGGAAAGCGCCGGCTGTTTGTACCGGAGAACATTCCGGATACGCCTCCGACCGCGTACTGCTGCCACAGATACTTAAGCTCATCGCCAGAATGATTGAAGCCTGCGCCAATGCCATTAAATTCGCCAGCGCTGAGCAGCTGGTAAGCTACCTGCTCAATGACAACCTAATCCCCGGCGCGACCGGCATCGAAGAAGCGCAAAGGATTTATATGATTGTACGTGCTCACGTCAAACACATCTACGGCGTTGATCAGGCCAACCAGTATAATCCCAACGCCCTGCTGATTGAGCAAAGCCAAAAGGAAAAAGAGAAGCAGGAACGTGCCCTCAGCCGCCTGAAAAGAGCCTACCTGTTTGATGATGGCGATATGTCAGAAGCCGAATACTTCGAGCAGAAGGCAGCTATAGAGGACAGCATCACCAAGCTCAATAAGCAGATAAAATCCCTCTCTGTCAATGACATCGGTGCCGATGAAGCCTATCTTGCCCAGCTCTCAAAGCTCATAATGATAAAAAAGCTGCAGGATACCAATAGCGATTTTGATTATTACAAGCTGGCCAAAGCTATCGGCAGGAAACCTATCCATGATTTTCTCACTGAAATCATCAGCAGAATCATCATAGGAGAGCAGAACCGGATTATCAAAATTATTTTCAAAAACGGTGTTTCCATCACATTGCAATACGAAAAATAA